GCCGGAGGAATTGATCGACCATATCGAAGACCTCGCCAATGCCTTTGAGCAAGTCGCCCACAAAGAACGCAGGGCGACACTCGACGAGGTCAAAGACAGGATCAGTCCAACCGGAGAACTCAGTAAAGTCATCAACGCATCTTAATTCCATAAGGAACTTCTATCCCCTTACTGAATCCGACCCGCCCTTGCGGGGGCGGTCGGTTCTTTAAGTGAGACGGGGTTCCTTAAGTAACGAAACCATCAACACCATGTCAAATCAGAAACACATATCAAAACAGAAACCAGAAAACATCGAACCCAAGGTCACTTGCTGGAGGGATATGCCGGAGGCAAAAGAAATCCTTGCATTCCTACAGTTCCTCAACCATCGTGCTACGGATGAACACGTAGTCAACCTGCCCGCAGGCAGCTACGATTTTCTTAACCACATACATCAATGACAACATCAATGAAACCAATTGACGACATACCATTAGTATACAAAGGGCGCAGCACCTTTTTCTCAGCATATGCTCTACTGATCTCCATTCTGGGGGTCGGTCTAATTCTAATCATAGCAACCATAATACACCTATGCAACTAGACATACACACATACCCGCAAGGGCAGCAGCTTTCCGATGGGGAGCTAGTACAACGCCAAGTCATCCAAAACGGGCGGCTTGTTTTCACGGACGCTTACTTCGGCGAACTTTCGGATGGTGACAGGTACATCATCCCAAGTCAGGTAGAGATGCCTCTCGCCAGTGACACCGAGATCCTTGACTTCCTAGTCAAGAACCAGCCGAAGATCGGTTGGACTATCTCGGAGTTCAAGTGGAGAGAGGAGTCCTGTGTTCACGCATTCACCCGTGACGATATGGAAGACATCGGCGAGCGACTGTACGATACTGGGGACACGGCTGACCTTCTCGGAGCGTTCCGAGAGTTGTTCACCGAGATCATTAACAACGAGGAACTCTAATTTGACATCAAGGGTGGGGCTCGCTTGTATGTGGGCTCCACCTTTTTTTATGGCTCACTTCTACAACTGCGAGGTCATCAGTGACCCAACATTTAATCCCGATATTGAAACTCCGGCACAGGCACGGAAGCACCGCAAGGTGTACCCGTCCGTGACTACAGTCCTCGGCATCGTGAAGGATGCTTTCTTGGACAGCATTTATAAGCCACGCATGATGGCTCAACTAGCTAGGGAAAAGCCCAACCTTCACTGGAAGGACATCGAACGGCTGACCTACGGCACACGGGAGCATCCGATAACAGGAGAGATGATCGAGTCCTCCCAGTTCGGCACGACTGTGCATAAGGTGATCGAGGATCACATAAACTATTTCTGGTTCCAGCAGGGGCAGCACCCCGAGGACACCGCTTGGAACAAGTGGGCTGAACCATTCGTCCAATGGGTAGAGGCCACTGGGGTCAAGCCTATATCCTGCGAAAGGGTCGTCGCTAATAACAGGATCAAGATAGCTGGGAGCGTGGACTTCATTGGTCACGATGCGGAGGGTAAACTATTCCTAGCTGACTATAAGTGCAGGGCGAACACCAAGGGCAAGGCTAAGGTCTACGAAAAGGACTGCCAGCAGTTAGCTATCGAGGCTTGGATGCTACAGATGGAGCATGGGCTCGGCTACCTGCCAGCCTGCCGATCAGTGATCGTTGACTGCGACACCGCCGAACATATGCACCACGACTGGCCGAAGGATGACCTGATCAAGGGCATCAAGGTTGCCAAGAAGTGCGCCGAACTTTACTGGCTGCTGAGGATGTAATGAGACTCAAGTACCATGACTACATAGACGAGGCCGAGGTCGGTGCAATCCGTTTCGACGGCTACGATTCCGCCATTCTGGGATTGGATGCCAACGGATTTCTTGTGTACGATTACGACAAGATGGTACGCATACCTATGGAGCAGGGCATGAGTATGCAGGAAGCAATTGAATGGCTTGACTACAATGTACTTTGTGTAATGGGTGGACAGGGCTTCACTGTACTGTACCGATGAAGAAACAATTCGACCAGTCCCTTTTTGAAAAGCACGATGCCGCCGCCAGAGCGGCTACATCTGCCTTCATTCGGGATCGAGGTTGGGAAGTCCGAGAGAACCCGGACATCTACGCACAGGATCTCATAGCCACCAAGGATGACGACGAGTTACTCATTGAGTGCGAGGTCAAAGTAGTCTGGGATGGCGGTGCTTTCCCCTTTGATACAGTGCAGCTACCTGAGAGGAAGAGGAAGTTCTTCACCTCGAATACAATTTTCTTTGTATGGAATAAGGATCTATCCGATGCCGTTTACTTCTCGGCACGGGACATTCAGGGACTCAAGCCCGTGCTGGTCTCTAACAAGTACATCAGATCCGGCGAGTACTTCTTTCAAGTACCGATGAATGTAACCAAGCTAGTCAGTAATGCACCAGTACAGGATTCAGTACAGGAGAACTGATATGCCGGAGGGTTACATCGGGCGTGCGGTCAAGCACGCTCGGGACGAGAAGGAGGCAATGAAGTACATCGGCAGCAGGCCGGACAAGAAAGGTTTCTTTAGATTAAAACGAGGCGGAGTCGCCGAACTTATATCTATTAACAAACTATGAAAATAACGATAGAACATTACGATGAAGTCGCCACACTTGAAGTCAGCGATAATGAATGCAACATCGAAACCTTTGCCGATCACCTTGAAAGAATCCTGATGGTGATGTGGCTACCGGAACAGGTTGAAAAAATCCTTGGACATCACTATTATGACGAGGGTTATGACAATGGCTACAAGGAGGGCTACAAAGAAGGTATGCATACAGTATCACCATCGACTATTCGCAACAGCAAAGAAGTCATCGACTACCCCAGAGATGCACTAGGAAATATAAAAAGCAATCCGTCCTAATGACGTACTTACCACAGAACAAACTGGCCAAGTGGCGTGAAGCCAACAAGCCGGGTCGATGCCCGATACTGAATGATCGGAAGTCGGACTGGGTAGTTGACCACGACCACAGAACCGGGATGGTTCGTGGTGTCATCTCACGGATGGGCAACAGTCTCCTCGGAAAGATTGAGAACTTCCTGTACCGGAGGTGCGGCCAATCCCCCGAAAATTTCTCCAGTATTCTTAGAAACATCGCTGACTATCTGGATCAGGAAAGTACAGATGTCCTTCACCCCGTGGGTCTTACACAACTTACCAAGCGGTTTGCCTACAACTTGACGGCTGAAGAACAATGCCAAGTATTACGTGACTTAGGGGCTGACCAACGAACCCTTGATTCACTTACCAATTCTAAGCAACGGGAGTCCTGCTTCCGGAAACTAACCAAACAAAAACATGAATAACATATGCAAATCAAATTCACCTGACTGCGTTCTTTCACTTGTATGTGAGATCGAAAAGAAGGTTCCAATCGAAGAGGTTGTACGGGAGTACGTTGGCGATGGAGTGATCCATCTCGAAAGCAGTACAAGGTTCTCAAGTCCATTTGTCGAAAATGACGATGAGTGTTCTCTTTATGTCCACAACGGACGGAACGCTTGGAAGTGTTTCAAGTCCGGCAAGGGCGGGAATGTTATTGATTTTGTAGTGCAAGCCCAGCAACTTAATGAATTTACTGAGGGACGTACTGTAAATTCAGAGGACTACGCTTTTGCAATCGACAGGATTGTAGAAAAATACAGCGACAAACTTAACCACAACTAAACATGAGTCATAACATACGACAAAAATTACAGGGGATACAGTCCTCTTTGAAAGCCCCGAAGGGGCAGATTAACAAATTCGGAGGGTACAATTACCGCTCCTGTGAGGACATCCTTACCGCATTGAAACCTCTGCTCGCTGAGTGGGGTTGCTCGTTGACTATCTCAGATGAGATGGTTGAGTTAGGAGTAGATAGCAGGGTCTACGTCAAGGCTGAGGCAAACCTATTGGATAATGATTCCGATAGTTTTATCTACGCATCAGGCTACGCTCGTGAAGCATCATCCAAGAAGGGTATGGACGAGGCACAGATTACTGGCTCCGCTAGTTCTTACGCTCGTAAGTACGCACTCAATGGTCTCTTTGCTATCGACGATACGAAAGACCCGGATGCTACCAACGACCACGGCAAGAGTGCCAAGACAACATCCAACCAAGGGTTCTAATGTTCGGATCAAAAAATATACTAGCACTTCAATCCCAGATTGATTCACTTCAGTCCGAGTTAAAGGATCTCAAGGACTCAGTCTACAGGTTCGCACTTGACATCGGCAAAGCCCACAGGGAGGAGATGGAGGAACTCGAAGAGTCCATCTCAGTCCTCAAGGATAGCTACGAGATTGTGGATAAATGGGATCACATGACACGGGCTAAGTTCCGTGCCATTGAGAAGCACTTCGGAATCAGCATTGATCGTGTCTTCATAGACGGCGCATACGAAGTCAAAGAGAACAGTGACTAAACAATTCTTACAACCGATAACCAATAATACATATGAAATACAAAGCAAATACAGGACTCCTTGGAATCAATGATCGCAAGGAAAAGGACACTCATCCGGACTACAACGGCAAAGTCTATGTCGATAAGCCGGGGCTCTACTACCTGAAGGGGTGGAAGAAGACAACCAAGAGTGGCAGTCCCCTGCTATCCTTGGCACTGGACTACGCCGATGAGGGCAAGCAAGCGGAGGCACGGGACACCTACGAGGTTCAATCCTACGAACCTCAAGCTGCGTCCGTAGCACCGGCCATGACCACCTCGGATACTGTCCCGTTCTAGAATGAATGAGTTCGACAAGGTCTGGTGGGCTGAGTTCCGTGAGCAGGAGGTTGATTACATAATGAACCTTACTGCGAAAAAGAACTCGGACTACACTGGTGGGGAGACTAACGACAATCCGTTCGCTAACTTCGATTCCAGTACAGAGTTCGGGGTTGACCCACTCACAGGCATCTGCATTCGTATGCAGGATAAATTCCAGAGAGCTAAGGCTTTCTGTTCCGATGGCTCCCTCTCGGTGAACTCCGAGGGGGATAAAGCCAAGGACATTTTTCGGGATCTCATTGGTTACTCATTGATAGCCATAGGGATGCTGGAAAGACAGGGTTAGTTGAAACGTCTTATGGTAGGATGCTTGGCCTCTCGTAACTCGGCGGGGGGTCAAGTATCTCTATCCTATTTATTTAAAACACATGAACGAACACATATCAGAAGCCACCGAAATCACCCTTAACCTTTACGATTCAATTGATTCGTACAAGTTCACTCCAGAAGTGCAGGTGAAATACAAAGCTCTTGGTCAGTGCTTACGTTCAATCATGGAGATACTTCAGGATGAACGAAGAAAACGCACCACCGCATAACTTAGAAGCCGAGACTAGCCTGATCGCATCCTGTCTGGATGCATCCGATTCGTCAGTCTTCGACACCGCATCAACCATCGTCAACGCTGGCGATTTTTATTCAGCACGTGGGAGATTCCTCTGGGAAGCTCTCCACAAGCTGGCCAACACTGGGTTACCCATCGACGAGATCCACCTTTGCGAGGCCCTGAAGGGGTCAAATACGCTGGATGAGATCGGGGGAGTAACAGGTATCATGTCCCTCATGGACTCCGCTACAACGGAGCCACAGGCCCTGCATTACGCTAGGCTGGTAGCCGAGAAGTCTAACCTGAGAAAACTTATCCGGGAGTGCCGGATCGCTCAGGAGAAGGCAACCAGCGAGGGCTATGAGTTCAATGACATTCGGTCCGAACTCGAGACCAATGTCCTCGAGATTAATTCACGTGACTCACTTGGGTACAGCGTCAAGGAGTCCTTGGACTCCATCGTATCGGACATCGAACTAATGCAGTCCGGTGAGTACGTAGCCGATGTAGTCAAAACAAATGTCGGCAGGCTGGACGGATTCCTAGGGAACGGAGGGATCGCCGCCGGGGAAGTGCTTACACTTGCAGCACCCACCTCCTGCGGGAAGTCAGCACTCGCACTGTACATCACAGCGAGAACTATGATCGACCAAGGGACACCCGTTGCTTACTTCTCCTTCGAGATGCCGCAGAAACAACTGATGAAGCGGATGGTTCAGACCATATCAGGAGTGAACATCCGTTCCATTGAGCAGGGTTACGCTACGCCGCAGGACATCACAGCCTTCAGTGAAGCGACTGACCGATTAGCGGGGCTGCCTATCAGTACTGTTCATTCAGTCAAGGGTGCTGATGACCTCGCCAGTCAGTCCAGATACCTAGTCAGGAAGAAGGGCGTTAAGCTCATCGTCATTGACTACCTCCAACTGATCGGGTTTAACTCAAAGTTAAGCAAGGCAGAGGGGATCGCCGGCATCAGCCACAGAATCAAAGAGATAGCACTGGACCTCAACGTCTCAATCGTACTGCTCGCTCAAGTAAATCGTGAAGGAGCCAAGAGGGAGACAGGCCTAAGCCTGTACGACCTCAAGGACTCCGGCGATATTGAGAACGATGCCGACATCGTGATGCTTATGTGGCCTTACAATGGAGATGTTGAATCCAGCAAGGACAAAGATTACCGAGGCCCTTACACTGGACTCTCTTACAGGATAGCAAAGAATCGTGAGGGTGAACGTGACGTAGGGGACTATTTAAAATTCTATCACCAAACAGGAAGGTTTATGTAATGCATATCAATGACGAATTATTTTTCAACGACAGGAGCCAGCAGGGTAAATTTCTGGACTGGGCGCACGAGAGAATCAAAAAAGAAATCGAGGACATCGAGTACATGGAGGAGGAGTACGGCACGGCTGAGTGGACAATCCCAACGGTCGAAAGAAAACCCAGCCAACGGCTGACCGAT